TCTTCAGCCACTGTAGGTTGTTGCTGTGCTTGCCTAGCTTCAAAGTCACCCTTAACTCTTTTTCTTCTATTTAATTCAGATAAAACGAGAAATTGCGGTGTAGAGCCACTAGGCTGTTGCATTTCTTTAACAAGCTGATCTTGAGAAAAATTTTTTAAATCATCTTGAACTTGTAATAAATTCATCATTAGCCTGCTATCCCTTTATATAATCCTAAACCAGCTATACCTGTGCCAAGTAAATCTTTTACAGGATTATATTGCTGAAATTTAGTTGTTTCAGTAGACGGCTGTACAGGTATACCTCTTAACAATGAAGAGTAAAACTGTAACTGCTCTCTTGGATAATCTCTTTGTCTAACAAAATCTTCGTAATCTAAGTCAAGTCCTGCTTGATCTCTTGCCTGTCTGTCTTTAGCTATCTTTTCTAACAACTGTGCAGACTCAATATCACCTGCTCTAGCCTTCTCTCCTAATGAAGCTAACTGCATACCCTGTTGTGTAAGAGCGTCAGCCGCACCTAATCCAAGTTTTTCTGCTGCCATTCTAGACTCTCTGTCTGCACCAAATTGTCTCTGTGCATCTTCAAAAGCCTTTTGCTGACCTGTTGCCTGTATTTCCGCAAGTTGTCTTTGCAAACCTTCACCTGCAAGAGCTTGTTGCACACCCTGTCTAGATCCACCAAAGGCACCTTGTTGCACAGCTTGAGCATTTCTACCAGCTTGACCTCTATTAAAGTCCAATACTGCTTGTTGTTTTTGTACATCTAATACATTCTGCAAGTAAGGTGACATATACTTTTGTGCTTGTGCAGAATCAAAATCTTGTGATTTGTATTGTGTTCCCTGTAACGCTCTATTCATTGCAGTCGTTGTACCTGCTGTTGCTGTATCAAAACCAGCAATAGGAGACCCTGCAACTTGCCTTGCTAAGTCTCTTGATGCTTGTGTGTCTTGATTTTCTGCAGCTAATCTTTGACCCTCATAAGGGGTATAGTCACGCTTTGACTCCGCCTCTGCTCTTTCAATTAATCTCGTAGCGTACGGCTCATAATAATCAGGCAAAGATGTTTGTGTTATATTTTGTTCCGTTGGTTGACTTGGAGGTCTTGATCCACCTTTACCCATTATCTATCTCCATTCTATATGCTATATACTCAGGTTTCCAGTTATAACTTTTTAATACCTTAGTCCATGCTTTTCTACCATAGCCTTCTAAATGACTACATCCACAATCTTTTGCAAAACTATTAAATTTTTCTAGGGCAATAGGGAGCCATTCACTCATTCTTTTGCCACCTACCCAATCCATAGCTAATGCTCTTCTGTTAGGATATTCTATTAATCTAGTTGTTATTGCAGCTATCACTTTTTCATCTTCCTTTTCATCTATAATTAGCCATAAATTATAGTATCCTTCTTTTATATGCCTATAAATATCATCTATATGATACTTACCGCCACTTGTTTGTATGGCTTTGTTTAACATCGCACTAACATCGCCCCAAACTATATCTGTCGCCTCTAGAGGAACTGCCGTGCATATCATGCAGGCAACATCATCTCATCAGGCACTGCAGGTGGTTGTGTAGTACCACCAGTTCTTAATTGTCTTACTCTGTCCATCATTTCTTCTAGTTTATTGGAACCTGCGTCTGAAGACCCATTTCCGATGCCACTAACAACGTCAGCAGGAACAACAAACTCACCATCACTAAGTAATACATCTTGATCTCCTTCCATAGAAGCAGGTATCATGTCAGACATACCATCACCAGCACCCCTTACCATACCATCCCCTTCTTGTTGACCAGATGGTATATCTCCAGACTGAACTCTTGTCATAAGATCTTGTAATGCCTCTTGTCCAAACTGAGCTACAAATTGACCTAGTATAACTTTTTGTTGATCAGGATCGGTTACTTCGCCTTGTATGACATCTATTGCACTACTTATTAACTCTTTGTCATTCATGCCTTCTTCTGTCATGCCACCTAGACCCATATCCATAGCCATCATATCGTCTTCTACTGGACCTCCTTCGGCCATGTAGTTTGGTGCAAAGTTATAGTCAAATTCACTGGTATCTTTTGGATCACGCTTTTTCTTAAATCTAACAGTATCTTCAGGGGCCATACCTTCAGGAAAAATTCTTTTTTCTTTTTTCTCATATTCAGGTGGCTTAATCATTGAATCTGCCATTAAACCGCCCAATCCACCACCTATAGCCTCTGGTCTAGTTAATGCAGACATAATTCCAGATTCTGCCATTGGAGCGTAACCTGATGTCATTGTTGGTATAGCGCCCTTAATTGCTTCTGCGGTTGATGCACCGCCACCGGCTGCTCCGGCAACATTAGAAAATCCATATGGAGTTGCAGTTGTTGCCGCCAAATTAGGATCAACAGTAGCACCGCCTACGCCACCTAATTGACCTCCCAAGTATCCGCCAAGCCCTCCTAAAGCAGCGGCTCCCAAGGCATCTTCTGTGCTACCGCCTTGTAATAATGAGCCTATTCCACCGCCTATTGCACTAGCCATCATTGGAGTCATACCAGATATAGCAAATCCTGCTGGTCCTAATATCGCTGGCGCTGCTAAACTTAATATTGTTGATAACATATTATGCTCCCACTGCTTTCATTCTGCTTATTAATCTTTCTGCTCTGTTTGGTACTTGTGTTCTCCACTTTGACTGATGCATCTGCTTTGATGCCTCTTCCCAATTACTTTCAGTTATAGCTTTCTTTAGTTTACTAAATTTTGAGAGCCTTGTGTACCCCAGATTGTACATCATATTGCATAATATTAATTTTACTTCCTCTGGCAACCTATAGAAATCTTTATATAACTTTTCGCAATCTTCTATAGTTCCTTGTATATCTTCATTAAAACAGCTATTTACACGCTTTCTACTTACCGGTGTGCCAACAGGCATACCATGTTCTGGATCTATCTTTTTTACAAGGTGACCAATTCCAAAAGTTGGTAATTTTAAATGATCGAGGTATATTTCAGGAACGTTCCCCTCGTCTGCCTCTATCTCTAATCTTAGTTGCTCTATATCCACGACTATCTCCTTTGGTTTCTTTTAACACATTGCACATGTTTATAATAAAAATAATTGCCTATCTTATTAAAAAACTTTGATAATCTTAACCATGTCCAAATCATTTTTTGTTAGCTTTCCTAATACTTTCTTTGCCTTTTTTAAATATACTAGCTACATCCGCCTTACCCATAACCTTTGCTCTTTGCTCTCCAACAGTCAAGATTTGTATCTTTCTTGCAAAAGGTTTGCTAACTTTCTTAACTTTAGCAACTGTAGCCCTTGCATCTGCAGGTGTTGCAAACTTAATACTCACTGTGTCTTTTGGGTTTTCATCGGTATATAAACGTCTACCAGAACCTTTTGGCTTTTTACCTGTTCCTACTTTGGGATCTTTTTTCTTTGCCATTTTTCTTCTTATCCTAAAAAGTCTATCTGACATTATTTTTTCTTAACTGTTTGCTTTGCTCTTTTAAAATTCTTTTTAGAAGGCGCTCCTTTTGCACCAGCTTTACGCATTTTCTCACCACTACCAGCAGCTATTCTTCTTCTCTTGGCTTGTATATTTCTATATAAACTCATTTAGTTAACCCTTTCTGCTTTTCATATGTTCTAAGTCCGCCCAATCCGAGCATACCCATCAAGACAGTCATAAGTGATCCCATATCAAAAGTTGGTAAATCTGGTATTTGTATAGTCAAATATGCACAAACAAACATAGTAACAGGTGCCAGTACGAAATGCCAACATAGGGCAATACCGCATGTCCAGCCAATAAAGGGGCGCCATCCAGCAACAAAGATTGATTTATGGGTGGCTTCTGCCTTGTTAATTTCTAATTGACCCTTTGCAAGCTCCTGCGCATGATTCTCAGCCATAGTTGCCACTTCATGTGCCAACTTGTTTTTCATGTCTTTGTCTTCTATAAACTTGCCAAGCAAGTTACTTACTGGCCCTATTAGTGCTGTTAACATTAATATACCCTCACTTTCTCTTCGTTTACTAATGGCACAAGTTTACAAATACAATCATAAACCTGTGTTTTACCTTTCATATCATATTCTTGCTTACTTAAATATCTAGAAAAAGTAACGCAATCTGCCGCTGATCGAAAGTATATTTGTCCATCTGCAACTCCATTTAAGTAGCATGCCAACATAAATGCTGTCATTATAAAGCGCTCTGTGGAGTTCTGTGTATCGCAAACTCCTGAACACTAGCAACAACATGCAATCTGTTTGCTGTAGCTGCTTGTACTTTTAATATTTCACCCTCTTGTATTATTAAATCTCTTGTTAACAGTTCTATTGTAGTATTTGCTGCCACTGCTTTTACTTTAAACAAACTAAATACTGCATTGCTTGAGTCAGTTAATGTTACTGTTATTGTGTCTGCATTACCGCTATCTTCGGATACAAGTATAGAATTTATAACAGATGCATTAAAATCTGCTGTTGTAGGCGCTGTATACAAAGTAGTTAAATTAGTAGTGGTTAAATCTACTTTTGCATTTGTAAGACCTTGTACATATTGAGGTATACTTACAACTAACATTATCTTCTTCCATCTGGAACCACATTAATTTGTGGTGATCCTAACTTAAATTTTGTTCCAAGTGCTGTAGATTCAACTCTTAAAGCAAATGTTCTGCCTCTTACTCTTAAATCTAATTTTTCTGTATAAACTTCTACTGGTGTTGTTGCAGTTCTTTGTGTTGTATTGCTATCATCTGTTTGTGTAAACCCTGAACCAGAATGAGTTCTGGCTTTAACAGTAAAATCTACAGTAGGGTTTATAGATGTAGAGCCACTAAAATTTACATCAGGTATTATTCTATTAACAAAAGATAGCCTGCCTGCATCTCCTAATGACATTGGAGCTGACTCAACAAATGCTGTCATGGCTGATCCATCATCATCGAAACCTGTCTCATGATTGTATAAATATTGATCTCCAGTAGATACTGGCAATGTTCTAATGCCTCTATCAAGCCACGCCTGTCTTCCTAATGTGCCAAAATACCAAATATTCTCTAAATAATTATATGTAATATACCTATCTACTTCAGTACTACTTGCACTAGGATAGAACCATATTATCTCACTAAACTCAGAGTTTACACCTGAATGTACCTTATCTTTCTCTTCAAAGTTAAAATCTAAAAATACTTTGTCTTTAACACTACATGGTATTTGCTGTGTTTGTCCTGTGTACATATAAAATGTATCTACACCCATCCAATAAACGCTATCATCAACAGCTATGGCTGCTGCAGGACTCATTATAGTTATATTTTTAGAAAGCTCTTTTATACCAAATGTAAATGGTGGACCAATAAATCTCATAGAATGTAAACTCTTATTGGTAAAGACTAATATTTGTTCTTTTGTTTCTATTGCCTGCATAAACTCAGAACCACCACCAAGTCTTATATCTCCTGCTGTATTTGTAGTTGTAGGAAACCAATCAACAGGATTTTCTTGAGATGAGAATCTAATTAATAAAGGATCTTGCACTCCATTGCCTTGAGTTGCAGATAAACTTGCACCTAATCCATCGCACCCAAAAGCTATTACATGCCTATCACTATCTGATACTATTATTTGTTTGCATATCTGTGGTACACTTCTTTGACCTGTGTATGTGCTACTAGCACTTAACTCTACTGCTCTAGCAGCTAGACCACCTGTTCTATCCCAATAGAATAAACCACCATCTCTTGGATTTAGTAAAAGATCTTCGCCAAAGTTATCATGTGACCACAGCCTTATTTGCGCACCCGGAACTGTAATAGATGCTGCGCTACCCCAGCCAACAAAGTCATCTGTTGAAATTGTATTACCAACAGCTAACCTCACAACAGTATTGTCTGCATGAGTTGCTGCTGTTGTGCCGCTATGTCCACGAGTTACAGTCATTGTGTTGTCATCGCCAGTTGCTGATATAAGCATAAGCTCATTATCAACCAAAATAACATCGCCCTCTGTATTCATACCTGTTTCATCGTCTACATCAACACCAGTTTCACTATCATCTAATGCTTCGTTAAGCTGTGTAGATAAAGCGCTACTTGTAGTACCACTCCATTGTCCAGCACCCCAGCCTGTACCACCAACAGTTGTGTTTAATCCTGTGTTTAATTGATACGCACCAACTACACTTGATCCACCGTTACCAGTATCTGATCCATTAGCAGTAGCTGTTGCTGTTATTGTATATGAATTAGAGCTTATCAAAGATACAATTTTGTATTCTGCATTTAATACTGCGGCAGTTATATTGCCACCTAATG